CAAGGTGCAGCATCTGTGCCAATCGCAGCAGGAGCATTAAGCAATATTCCTGTCGGCAAAATTATTGATGATATTGCACCAGTCGCTAAAAAAATTGGCAAAGTTTTGCCTAAAGATGCATTTAACATACCCATATTTAATCAAGCTATGAATAAAGAGCTAGCAGATAAAATATTATCAGGAAAAATGGGTGCTAGGTTAAAGAAAATTGGCGAGTCTGATATAGACGAAGCAATCATGGAAATAGATACAGACCAAGAATTAAAAGTTATGAGAGATTCTTATGATTGGTTCAGAAGTGGCAAAAAAGGAGATCCGCCAAATGACTTTGCCAAACTTATGGATGAAGAATATTCTAATGCAGGTTCTGATGAGATAGCAAATTTAATAGGAAACTCAAATCAAGCAGGATTAGAAAGCTGGCAGGAAACACAAAAGTTGCTTGAAAAGGGAAACCAAGATTAATGGGAGCAATCAAACGCATAGCACAAGAGGCAACTGACAATGTTGTAAGGTGGCTTGAGAGTTTGAGTCGCAAAACAGGATACTCAACTGAAGAACTCCAACAAACAGTTGGACCAAAAGCAGAGAAGTTAATGCAACAAGCACCTCAGATGTTTGACATTTATGAGGACAAAGATCTTTTTGAAATAATACGTGAGGCATCTGAAGGCTACTCTGATATAGGTTTAATGAAGACACCAGACTTTAGAACTTCAGCAGCAAAAATTAATACGAATGATCCAACAGTCAAACAAATGACTGATGAACGCATAGCACCATTTATTGAATCTTTACAGATGGGTCTGCCATTAGAAGCAAAAAGTGGCATGCCATATTTAAGCTATACAAATCCAGAAAAAGACATAATCCAAGTCGTTGGGCATGAAGGCAGAGGCAGAACAAGAGCACTCGAAGCAACAGGCGAACCTTATCAACTCGTCAGAATGATACCAGCAGGCAAAGAGAAGTTAGTCAGCGAAATGAATCCTGAGTCAAAAATTTATACAGAAGTCAGCCCAATGCAATTAGAAGGTGAGGGAGGAAAAGAAGTCGGAGCACTCGGTCAACTTTTAAAGATCTTGGGCATAGCAGGTGTTGTAACTCCTGGAGCATTATCAAGTTTAGGAGGTGAAGATGGCTCGTAAATTTAAAAAGCAACCCAAAACGAAAAAAGGTGTGAATGTAAAATATGTTCGTGGTGCAAAGAATCCAAAAGCACAAGAAGCAGAAATAAAAAGCACAGCAAAGAAATATCGTGAGGGCAAACTTACAAAAGCAGAGATGGAACGTATAGCAAAAAAGAGGTCAAAAAATGTCACCAAAAACTACAAAAAAGCCAGCAAAAAAAAGTAAGAAAAAGACTGGTGGTGGTTTAGAAGCAGCCATCGATAAATATAGTAAGTCTTCAGGATTCTCTAAAGACAAGCTAAGAAAAGTGGCAAAAAGAGGCATGGGAGCATATTATTCTTCAGGCTCTCGTCCTGGTCAAACACCAACGTCATGGGCGATTGGACGAGTTCGCTCGTTTGCCACTGGCAAAGGTGGAGCAAGAAAAGCAGATGCTGACTTGATTAAAGGCAAAAAAAAGAGTAAAAAGAAATGAATAGAACTAATTTTTCATCACTTATATCCAAAGGAGGTAGCAAAATGGATCACGGAAAGAAGAAAATGAAAATGAAAAAGAAGCCAATGACTAAAAAGAAAAAAGTCATGAAGAAGAAAAAAGGTTATGGAAAATAAAGAACAAGATGTTGTCGAAGTGCACGTGACAGGAGTTTCGATGGCAGGAAAGTCGGAGCTCAAAAATGACAGTAATGGATCTGCTGAAAAAGATCAAGAGT